TTATTTTGATATGCCGCAGCTCCAGAGGTATTTGCCGAGGATTTGGAAGTCGGCGGGGGTGGAGGCGGACAGGGTTAGTTGGGTTGTCGGGTAGATGGATTTATTTGGGTTGTCGCTGATGATGTTGAGTGTATCGGCGGTCAGGCGTTGCAGGCGTTTGACTCGGAGTTCGTCTTGTTGTCGAAACAGGTAGATTCCTTCACGGGTGTAGCGCGTGGCGGTTTGCCATAGGACGGTGCCTTGGTCGATTAGGGTTGGAAACATGCTGTCCCCGTCGATACGGGTACAGAAGCAGTCTGCGGGGGAGAGCTGCAGGTGTTTGAAGAAGGCGGTTCGGAACCACATGGCTTCGGGGTTGGTATCCCACGGTATTGCGCCGCTGCCTGCGCTTGCGAAGACTTCTTTGTAATAGCGGACGGGTACGATGTCGCGCGTATCCTGACGTGCCGCCCAGTCTGCGTAATCCATATTTTCGATATGCGCTACATCGGGTTGAGTGTTGCGGACTTCAAGCGGTGTGTCTGTTTCCGCGCCATCTATCAAATGGAGCAAGCCTTTTTGTTCCAATTCATCAATAACATAAGGAGGAAGAGGGTAGATTCTTTTAACACCTTTCTTCCCACCTTGTGAAGGTGCTTCTTCATATTCCCAATGTTCTCTTTCTGCCCTGTATTGAATGGCGCGTGTTGTATTCGGCAGGCTTATTAGATTCAACTGGGTAATCAAATTCTGAATTTCAGAGATGCTGAATTTTGGCTCTTTCATTTCCATGCTCCAATCAAAAACATGGAAAAAATCTTAGAAATTATTTTCATATTTAAAACAATCACTTGTCAAAACAACATAGAAAAGCATGGAAATTTTAGTTGCGAAATAATTTCCAAGTTATATAATTTTAAAAACAGCGAAACGGCAACTTTAAAACAGTATAACCGATTTTGCAGTGTTCTTTAACAATTTGGAAATAGCCAAAAAAATGACGGGTATTCGACCCGTCAGGAAGGAGACTGTTTAACAGGTCGTCTGAAACGGTTCGGACGACCGATTAAGCGGTTTTGCTTAGATACTTTATACAGAAAGGAATCAAAATGAAGCACATTGCAAATATTATGCAGATGAACGATTGGGATATGAATCAAGAAAGTACAGTGGGGCGGATATTGGAATATGGTCGCGGGAAGACTAAAAAATTCGTCATCGAATGGTTGGGTGGAGAGAAAACCGAAGTGAAAGGCGGTTATTACGATGCCTGTGCTATAGGTTTGAATGCTGATACTTGGAACTTTATTCGTCGAATTTAATAAGGTTAAACAGGTCGTCTGAAACGGCGGACGACCTGTCTAGATAATAAAGAAAGGAAAACGATGAGTGGTATGCATCCTGAAATGATACGGGCGGAAATCAAAATGAAGGGACTGTCGCTTGCCGATGTGGCTGCGATGGCAGGTATAGGCGAAAGCACAGTGCGTCAGGCTTTGAGAAAGCCGTCGACTGCCGGCGAGATGGCGATTGCGAAAGTGTTGGGCAAGCCCTTGTATGAGCTGTGGCCTGAACGGTGGACGAAAGACGGGCGGCGCATCCGCCCCCGCTATGCTTATTTATATAAAGAGGCGGCAGCATGAAAACGCATTATTCGATTTCCGAGTTATTGGAAATGAACTTGGAAAAATTTCCTAAGACGAACAGAGCAATCTTATATAAGGTTGAACGAGAGAAGTGGTCTTTTATTGAAGCCTCTTGTCAGGGTGGGAAAAACGGCAAACGCCGCGAATATGCACCGCCCCCAGAGGTGTTGAAACTGATCCAGGCGAAGAAGTTGAACGAGGTTTTGGGCGGTTTGTCAGATTTGCCCGCCCCCCTGTCTTCTTCTGAAGAAAAAGGCAGCGAGGCGGCGGGGCTGCCCTCTCCCGATGTGAGAGGGGGGCAGCTTACCATCGGCGTTGCGGACGGCTCGACGGAGCAACAACGGCTGTGCGAATCGGCACGACGCGGGGTTTTGTCTGCGGTCGAGCGGGTAATGGCGGAATCGGGCGTATCGAAGGAGGCGGCGATGACGACTGTTTTGACGCAGGCGAAGATGCCGGGCTTCGAGCATATTGCGAAGCTGTTTTCTTTGGCTGCCGACGGGCGCGGTGGTGGTGGGAAGCTGCCGAGCGTACGGACAATCAAGCGGTGGTTTGCGGCGCGGGAATCTAACAGCCTTGCGCCGAAATCTAGAACCGAGGATATGAACGTCCCGTCTTGGCTGCCTGTGTTTTTGGAATGCTACCGGCTGCCGATGAAGCCTTCTGTTTCTGAAGCTTACCGCTTGTTTGTGAACAGGCTGGAGGGGCTGCACTCTCCTTTGGGAAAAGAGGCGGATGTGCCGAGTATCCATCAGGTGCGCCGGTGGTTGGGCAAGCTTGGCAATGTGGAGCGTGAACGCGGACGCCGCGGCGCGCGGGATTTGAAAAATATCCTGCCGCACAAACGGCGCGATTTCCTACATTTGAAACCTGCCGCCATCTATACCGCCGACGGTCATACATTTGATGCGGAGGTGTTGAATCCGTTATCGGGGCTGCCGTTCAGACCTGAAATTACGACGGTTTTGGACGTTGGCACAAGACGGTGTATGGGCTGGAGCGTGGGGCTGGCGGAAAGCCGGTTTACCGTGCTTGAGGCTTTAAGCCACGCGAGCCGCGCGGCCATCGGTGCGCTTTGGTATGTGGACTGGGGTCGTGGCTTTGAAAACTTGATGATGACGGATGAGGCAACGGGTCTGATGGGCAGGCTGGGCATGACGATGACGCATTCGCGGGCTTATAACTCGCAAGCGAAGGGCGCGTCGGAACGCAGCCATAATATTTTCACGCGGGCGGCGGCGAACCTGCCGTCTTTTGTGGGAAAAAATATGGACGACGAGGCGCGGCAGAAGCTGTTTAAGCTGTCGCGTAAGGAAGTCCGCCTGCACGGGAAGATTTTGAATTCGCCGATTCCGACTTGGGATGAGTTTAAGGGCTATATCGAACGGGTGGTGGACGAATATAACGACCGACCGCACCGTTCGCTGCCTAAGTTTACCGACCGTGAAGGCAAACGCCGGCATATGTCGCCTAATGAGTTTTGGGCTTTGAAGGTGGCGGAGTTTGGCGAGCCGCCGAGGGTGTCGCCGGAGGAGGAAGGGTATTTGTTCCGACCGCAGGTGATGCGCACGGTACGGCGCGGGGAGGTGTCGCTGTTCAGCAATACCTATTATTCCGCCGAACTGATGGAGTTCAACGGCGAAACGGTCAGGGTCGGCTACGACGTGCAGGACGCGCTTTGGGTTTGGATTTACGACGATGTCGGCCGCCTTATCTGCAAAGCGGAATGGCATGGCAACTCGACGGACTATATGCCTGTCAGCGTCTTGGAACGCGCGGAAGACAAACGCAACGACGAGCGTCTGAAACGCAACGAGCTGCAACAGCAAAACATCCTGAAAGAACGCCGCGTACCGACCATCGAACATCAGGACTCGGTCAATATCGGGGGGATGGTGCTGGATATGGGCCAAATCAAGGCTAAGGCTGCCGCATTGGCAGCACGCCGAAACCGTGAGGACGATTTAACGGTCGAGGCCGTGGCAGTGAAGGCGGTGGAAATGCCGTCTGAAACGGAAGCTGCCGCGGGCTGGTCGGTACCGTCCGAAGCATCGGAGCGGTTTGCGCTGTATCAGCGTCTTTGCGGTCAGACAGATTTGCCGCCGCAGGCGCAAAGATGGCTGGAGCGGTATCCGCAAAGCAATGAGTATAAGGCGTTGTCCAAACGGGCGATGCTGGCTTGATTTCAGACGACCTTTCGGGGTTTTAAACAAGGTTTATTCACTAATTTAAAAGGATTTTAAAAATGAAAATTGCAAATATCAACAATCTGTCTTTGGTCTCTGTTGCGATGGAGCGTTTGGTTAACCGTCAGGACGGTTTGCCGGGTTTGGGTGTGTTATACGGCCCTTCGGGTTTCGGTAAGACGACGGCGACTGTGGCGGTGGCGAATGAGACACGCGCTTACTATGTCCAGCTGCGCAGCGCATGGAGCAAAAAGACGTTGCTGGAAAAAATCTGCTTCGAGATGGGCTTGCCGCCTGCCCGGACGGCGGCGGGTTGTTTGGATGTGATCTGCGAACAGTTGGCCGCCAGTCAGCGTCCGTTGATTTTGGATGAGGCGGACTATTTGGTTACGCATAAGGGATTGGTCGAGCTGGTGCGCGACATCTACGAGGGCAGCCAAGCCCCGCTGATGTTGGTGGGCGAGGAGATGTTGCCGACCAAGCTGAAGAAATTCGAGCGTTTCCACGGTCGCGTGCTGGCTTGGGTACCTGCGCAGCCTGTCGATTTGGCAGACGCGGAAGAGTTGGCGAAGGTTTACGCACCTGATTTGACGTTTGAAAAAGATGCGCTGTCTTATTTGGTGGATTTGGCACACGGCTCGGTACGCCGCGTAACGGTCAATTTGGTCAATCTGTTGGAGCTTGCCAACCAGCAAGGCTTGGATACGGTAACGCGCGAGGTTTGTGCGAAAGCCGACCTGTACAAGGGCGAAGCACCTAAACGCGGGGTCAAATTATGAGCGTGACGACATTGACGAAGCCCCGCAACCGCCGACAAGAGATTTGGAACTGTCTGCGGGGCAATAAGGACAGGCTTCAGACAGTCTCTGAAATCGCCAAAGCCTGCCAACTGAGCGGGAATACGGTGTACGCGTATCTGAAAGCTCTTAATAAAGGCGGGTTTGTGTCGATACAGAAGGGTTCGGACTTTTGCAGACCGTACGGATACCGACTGGAGCGGGATGCGGGTGTGGATGCGCCCCGCTTGTCTGATGACGGTCAGCCGTTGAAATGTCCGGTAACGGAAGCCTTGTGGCGAACGATGCGGATTTTGAAAACCTTTGACTTGGACAGCCTGACGGCCCACGTCAATATGACACACCCTGTCAGCCGCAGTATGGCCAAGGTTTATGCTCAACACCTTGAAGCGGCGGGTTATCTGAAAAATACGGGCAACGCTCGGAAAAAATCGTTTGTCCTTTTGAAGAATACAGGGTCGAAAGCACCGCAGCTGCTGGCTGTAAGAGAGGTGTACGACCCAAATATAAACGAAATTGTATTAAGGGAGGTTCCTGATTATGAATGAAAAAGATTATATGAAAGAAGATTGGTACGCGGTTTTGAAGGAAGAGGTCGAGAAAGACGGACTGATGAAGACTGCGGCAAAACTCCGATACAGCGCGACAAGCATCAGTCTGATTTTGAACGGTAAATACAACGGCAAGCCAGACAAAGTTGCTGCGAAAGTGGCGGATGTATTTCGCAAGGTGATGTGTCCGTTTGAAGGTCGACGGATGGAACGAGCCGAATGTATTGAAATCTCTCTCTCCCCCGCTCCGACGCATAACCCTATCAAAATGCAGCACTGGCGGGCATGTCAAAAGTGTGAAATTAAACCATGCGAAAAGCGTAAAAAGGTTGGCTGAAATGAGACACGAATATGCGGTACACGCCGGAGTCTATGAGGACACTTGGCACGATTATGAAACCCATAAACGGCGGAAGATTTGGCGGGCTGATGTACGCGGCAAGCGGAAAGAAGGCTTCGCATGGTTGCAAATCCGCCGACTGCGGAAACGCTTCGAGAGCAAAGAGGAAGCCAAGGAATGGGCGGCGCAGGTTAAGGCGGATTGGGTACGCAATAATTTTTTTGCCTTAAGAAAATATTAAGTAATTGATTTATAAGGAAATAGGAAAATGTCTAATTTGTTTTGCGAACGAAAAACCAAGTGGATCGGTTTGGCTTTTTGGTTGTTGTTTTGGGCGGTTTTGGTGGGAACGATGTTGCATAGCTGCTCTAAGCCGGTGGAGTCGGCGGCGAAATTGGAAATGTCGCGCCGCGAGCGGATGGCGGATTTGGAGGCTCAAGCCTTGGGCGAGCAATACGAATCGATGAGTACGGAAGAAAAAATGAAAGGGATTGTTTATGAGCGATAAGCCAATTTTATTGAGCCCTGCGGCGAAGAAAGAGGCTTTGGCACGGGCGGTAAAGGAAATCCGCGCGAAATATGGCGATAAGGCGATTTTGAAAGGATGTGTGAAATGAGTTTCGGACGACGTAATACGGATTGGCAGGCTTGGGGACAACACCGCAGGCGTGCGACGGCGCGAATGGCGCAAAAAAGCCGGGAGCGTGAAATCGAAGAATATCAGGCGCGTTTTAAACGGCCTGCCGAGAAGAAGGAGGAGAAAAAATGATTTGGTTTGTTGTCGGATTGGCGGTGTTGGTGCTGCTGGGGATTTGGCTTGAAATGCTGGCCCGAATCGTCGTGTTGCACATGGTTGGCAAATGCCATGACGGGTATGACGACAATTAAGGCATTGATGTCGCTCTATATTTTTTTGCCTTGTTGAAAATATAAGATATTGATTTAAAAGGATTTGAGAAATGAATCAAAAAGAAATTACTGAATGGCTCGAAGACCGTGGCGAGCTGATGCTCATGAAAAAGGACGGCGAAGGCTTTGTGATTGCCGCGCGTGCGCCGGACGGGATGTGGAAGACTGCCGAGGCGGAAACTTTGGCTCGGGCGATAACTTTATGGGAGGAAGCGTGA